GGGTGAGCCACCTGCCGCAACGTCTCCGGTCTGGTATATGTATTTATTAGCAAATAGACCTAAAGTATCCGCGGTAGCATAATCAAGTAGGACACCGGGAAGTTTGCTCGAGTACGAGCTCGAGTTTAGCTTAAGCTCGGCATGCACAAGTTTGATTCCAAGACCAACATCTCCAGTGATAATTAGATGCGACGCATAGAGCGAAAAGTGATCAAGCTCAATAGTCTTTACGTCACTTTGACCGAGATCGGTGGTGTAAGCATTCTGAGTCATCTTAAGACGTCTTGGCATACCCTCCGGCATCGCAAGAATCTGGGCGCGTTCGTCGTTGGACATAATCTGCTGCTTGGCGTAAAGCTTGCAGGAAGTTATGGAACCAGCAGTGAAGTTCTGCGCGTTGTCTGCTATGATCCCGGAAGCTGGGCGGGTCGCGACGGCGACGTTGTTGGCGTCTATTACGAAGTTACCCGTATATGGTACACTTTCCTTAATAATAACAGGGTAAGTGCCTTGCGTCGAGGCGGAGTCGGATGCGCCATCACCGAACGTGGTACCGTCGGCGGTTGTGTAAGTTAAAACTGTGGGGAACGCCTCTACGAACTGAACCTTAATTCTAACGGGTTGCTGAGGAGCGGCTACTAACGGATAACCGTCTTCGGTGTGGTTTGAAAACTTACCAAAAGCGGGACCCAAAGTCTTGGTCAATGAAGGAATAACAAGCCAAGCAGTACCACTTCCCGCCCCTGTTGTTGCAGTGATTGCGGGCGTGCTCATTATGCTGGACTCGGCAAAAGCATCCGCACCAAGTTCGGTGGAATTTACAACTCGTAGATCTTCTTTTTCAATAGTCTGCCAAACCTGGGTACCAACTTGAAACTCAACTCTTTCAATAAGACTCTGTAGAGCAAAGGGCTTCAATATAAGATTAGCGGCGATGTTATTGGTCTTACCAACAGCGTTACTACCGCCGCCATTGACGGTATTGTAAGTGGGTAGGGTAGCGGATAATTCAAGAAACATGTCACCAAGACAGTCAATGTCGTTATTTACTGTGAAAAGTCTCGAACCGCCGAAGTTTAAAATGCTGGATCCGCTAGACGGAACTTCAACTATGGCTGAACCGTAAGTTAACTGTTTAGTAGTATCGTTCTTATTCCAGAAGACAGACATAACATCGGATGTCGGAAGGCCATCGGCGCCAATATCAGGCATCTTATTAGTTACGGCAAGACCCTGGGTACCGGACCCATTATAAGCAGAGTGTGATGCTATAGCTCCAGACATTGTATTTATAATTTATAAAAGAAAATAATTTTAAATTTAATACGTAGTTAAAATTATTTAATTTAATTAAATGAAATGAAATCTCAATTAGTAAACATTTTGAATTAGTACACATTTTGAATTAGTACATCGCAAGCGAGGAAGCACCGTTCTTGTAAAGGGCAGTAGTCTCACCGACACATGTTACGCTAACTGTGGTAGTAGTGTTGAGTTCGGCTCCCGCAAGTTCGGTAAACTTAAGTCTAATATTATCGAAACGATTTAACGGAACTGACGAACCACCGTATGCACGAGAAGCGAGTGGGAATACAAAGGTATGCTGTATGCCGCCATCGACTTCCGCAGTAGACGCGCCACTGACTCTGTATTCGTGAGTATTTAGTCCAATAGAAGATCCTGTTAACTTAAGTAAACCTAGAGGCAATTTGCTGGAAAATGATGTAGAATTTAATAAAAGTTCTACTTTTGCATTTCTTAACTCCTTTTCATTGCTACCGGTTAGCAAACCGCCGATGCTGATTATGAGATGAGATGCGTAAAGAGAGAAATGGTCTAAATCCATCTCTAGATTAGCGGCGTGATTGATTGCCACCAATTTCATCTGATTCTGAGTCATCTTAATACGCTTTGGCATACCCGTTACTACGCCGGCAACAGCTGCCGTCGATTCGGTTCTCATCTGCTGACGCTCTGCCTCGCACATTACGTGGTTAATCGCGTACAATGATAATTCAACTGTATCAAATCCGGTGAGAGCACCCGCAGCAGTATAAACCTTAACCTTAACAGACTGATTAGGAGCAGCCGCCATCAAATATCCAGATTCCGAATGTTCCGCAAAATTTTCAAGACGAGGAGCAAGTGTTTTGGTAAATAGTTTAAGAGGAATAAAGGCAGATACTACAGCGCTATTTGCGATTCCACCCGAACCTGGTATTGTGTCGTCAAATAGGCCCGAGTTACGGACTCCACCACTTGTCTGAAATGAATAATCGTCGTATGACCCCTTACTTAATTCAGTGGCAGCTAACGCCTGGAGATCGGCATGCTCAAATGTTTGCCAGATTTGAGTACCTACCTGAATTTCAACACGAGAAATAACCTTCGTGATTTCCTGATCGTTTATTGTACGAGGACCTCCTGATGCGGCCGCGGTAAGATCAACCTTTAGAATCATATCGCCTAGGCAATCGATATCGTTATTAACGTCAAAAATCTGAGTATTAGCAGCACTTAGTAGATTTGTACCAGAACCACCGGATGCCATTATTTCAATAAGAGCCGAACCATAAAGTAATTGTTGAGTAGTATCGTTCTTGTTGTAGAAGACTGACATGTAATCACCCGATAGAGCATCGGTTACGGCAAGGTTCTGAGTGCCGGTATAGTTATAGGCAGCATGAGCAGCTACAGTTCCAGACATTGTATTTATAATTTATAAAAGAAAATAATTTTAAATTTAATACGTAGTTAAAATTATTTAATTTAATTAAATGAAATGAAATCTCAATTAGTAAACATTCTCAATTAGTAAACATTCTCAATTAGTACATCGCAAGCGAGGCAGCGCCGTTCTTGTAAAGAGAGGTAGTCTCGCCGACGCAGGTTACAGAAATTTTAACTCCGGTGGAAGAGGAAGCCGTACGTGAGAGTACTAGAGTTAATCTGATATTATCGAAACGATTTAACGGAACCGATGAACCGCCATACGCACGAGAAGCAAGTGGGAAAATATAACAATTAGCAAATCTGTTAACTCCAGCATCACCACGGGCTCCGTTTGAATACAAACCCATAGAATCTGCAACAGTGCCTGTTAGCATAGGACCGTCTAATTCGCTAGAGAATGAAGTGGAGTTTAATTTAAGCTCAGCTGTTTTAATACCAACCTGTTTAGTTGTGTCCGTAGAGGTTAACTGTATTACGAGATGTGACGTATAGAGGGAAAACTGATCTAAATCTAAATTTACAGTGACCTCATCAGAAGTGAACTCTGAATCGGCTACGTCACGAGACCCGTTTTGAGTCATCTTGATGCGTTTTGGTACACCGCTTGTCATAGATCTAAGAGTCTGGCGTTCAGTGTTGGACATTTGCATACACTGACCAAAGAGCTTTAATGCAAAAGTGACATTTGTGATATCGGGCGATTGTTTCATGAATACTTTAATCTTTGGAGTTTGGTTGGAAGCAGCCGCTAGTAAATAAGCTCCCTCTGAAATATCGGTAAACTTAGCAAACTTTGGTCCAATGGTTCTTGTTAGAGTTGGAATACGCAAAATACCGGTTATGTCTGAAGTAACTGTAACCGTGGTATTTCCTAATGTTGGTGTAAGGGAGTTTCTGGTTCCGTTGGTAGCAAACCCACCAGACATGTGTAGAGCATACGATTCGAACGCCTCTTCCGACATCTCAGTCAAGTTTAATGCGTTAATGTCGTCAGCTTCTAGAGTCTGCCAGACTTGGGTACCAACGCTAAACTCAATTCTCTTTATGCAACCTAAAAGATCAAAAGCTTTAATTGCCGAAGAGGTAATTCCAGATGTTGAAATCTGGAGGTATAGATCGCCAATAGCGTCAATGTCATTGTTTACCGAAAAAATCTGGTTACCACCGCTTGATAGACTGCCACCGTTTCCAGTTGGCGGAATCTCAATTATCGACGAACCGTGAATTAGCTGTTTAGTAGTGGCATTCTTATTCCAGAAGACAGACATAATGTCGTTAGCGCTACCTGACGACGTGGATGTTACGGCAAGACCCTGGGTACCAGACCCGTTATAAGCAGCATGGGCAGCTACAGCTCCAGACATTGTATTTATAATTTATAAAAGAAAATAATTTTAAATTTAATACGTAGTTAAAATTATTTAATTTTAATTAAAATGTAATTGCAATTGTAATTCAATTTAAGCAGAAAACGAGATAGCTCCACCAACAGTGGTCTGAATCTGGGTACCGCAGCAAGTTACATGTACACAAGTTGCTAAAGGCTTTGCAGCATTTGATGCATTAATAAACCCATCCGCGAATTTAAGTACTAATTTCTTGTTATTAAGACGTGCAAATGG